AACCAATTGGAAACTTTTTAAATATTGGAAATATACCAAATCTCTATGAAAATCTCACAAAGTATCGTACAATAATTTTTAAAAATCTGTTAACAGGCAACAGTTTTTCAATTTATAAAACATAAGGAAACACCATGGGCAAACCATTTGATATCTCAAAATTCCGCAAGGACATCACAAAAAGCATCCAGGGACTCAGCATTGGATTTAACGATCCCACAGACTGGATCAGCACTGGCAACTATGCATTGAATTATCTTATCTCAGGAGACTTTGACAAAGGTATTCCACTGGGTAAAGTAACAGTGTTTGCTGGTGAATCAGGGGCCGGCAAGAGCTACATCTGCAGTGGCAACATTGTAAAGAACGCACAAGATCAAGGCATCTTTGTTATCCTTGTTGACACAGAAAACGCACTTGACGAATCTTGGCTACACGCACTTGGGGTCAACACAGGCCCAGACAAGTTGCTCAAGCTCAACATGAGCATGATTGATGACGTGGCCAAGGCAATTTCCACATTCATGACAGACTACAAAGCACTACCAGACGAAGAACGCATGAAAGTGCTGTGGGTCATTGATTCATTGGGCATGCTGCTGACTCCCACTGACGTTAATCAGTTCGAAGCAGGTGACATGAAAGGTGACATGGGCCGCAAACCCAAGGCACTGACAAGTCTTGTTCGTAACTCTGTCAACATGTTTGGTAGTTACAATGTGGGCCTGGTTTGTACCAATCACACTTACGCCAGCCAAGACATGTTTGATCCCGATGACAAGATCTCCGGTGGTCAAGGGTTTATCTACGCAAGCAGTATTGTGGTTGCCATGAAGAAAATGAAACTCAAAGAAGATGAAGATGGCAACAAAATTACCGATGTCATGGGCATCCGTGCAGGTTGCAAAGTGATGAAAACACGCTATGCCAAACCTTTTGAAGGCATGCAGGTCAAAATTCCTTACTCAAGTGGCATGAGCCCACATTCAGGTCTAACTGACTTGATTGAGAAAAAAGGCCTGCTCAAGAAAGAAGGCAACAGCCTGGTGTTTACCACCAGCGATGGCGAAATCATCAAGAAGTTCCGCAAAGGATGGGAACGCAACGACGACGGTTGCTTGGATGTGGTTATGAAAGATTTTGGCAATCAAAAGGGTGAGGTAACTACTACAGATGAGGAGACAGCAGAATGAGTACAGATGTAGCAGCAGAAATTTGGGGCGAACTTCGTCGTTATGTAAACGTGGTGGACCGTGACGAAGCAGCTGAAACTGTGGTTGCTGTCCTGATCGACAACGACTATGACGCAGATCAAATTCGTAACGTTTTCAAAGGCGATGCTGAAATTAAACGTGCATTGGCCGCGTATGTCAACCGTGACGTAGAAGAAGTCCCCGAAGACGACTACGAAGAAGAGTCAGACATTGACGAAGATGAACGCTGGGAAAACTAATGTGGTACAATCGTGTTGTTGCTGACCTGGGAAAGATTCCTGATTTCATTGCTCACTACGAGCAAGAGCTGGACCTTGCCCGCCGCGACTGCAAGATTGGTGGTATAGTTGAGCACAGAATCAAAGAACTACCAGGCATCACTGAGCAACGGTTCAACCAGCTGCAAGAAATTGAAGCGGTGTTGAACTATCTCAACATTCAACTGCGCAAGATTCGTCGCCGCCATTTTCAAAAGTATCTAGAAGGATATGCTCGTGCGCTGACTTCTAGAGATGCTGAAAAATATGTGGATGGCGAAGATGAAGTGGTTGACTTTGAAACCATTATCAACGAAGTTGCCTTGTTACGCAACAAGTGGTTGGGTATCATGAAAGGCTTGGACAGCAAGCAATGGATGGCCGGGCACATTGTGAGACTACGTGCTGCTGGCATGGAAGATATTTCAGTCTAGTGCTTGGCCACTGTAAATACCAGTATGAAAATTGTATTAGTAACTGGGGGTTTTGATCCTGTGCATTCAGGGCATATTGCTTATTTTACCGCTGCTAGAGAGCTAGGTGACAAACTGTATGTTGGACTCAACAGCGATGCTTGGTTGCAGCGCAAAAAAGGGTCAGCATTTATGCCTTGGTCTGAACGTGCTGCTGTTGTAGCAGCCATGCATGTGGTTGATCGAGTAATTGAATTTGATGACACTGACGGATCAAGTTGTGCTGCAATTGAAGCAGTAAAACAACTGCATCCTGATCATGAAATCATCTTTGCCAACGGAGGCGATCGTACAGCGGTCAACATTCCTGAAATGGCAGTGCAAGATGTGATCTTTAAATTTGGTGTAGGCGGCGAAGATAAAAAGAATTCCAGCAGTTGGATCTTGCAGGAATGGAAGGCACCCCAAACCAGTCGTGCTTGGGGATATTATCGTGTGCTGCACGAAGTGGGAGCCAACACCAAACTCAAAGAGCTCACGGTCATGCCCCGGACTTGTTTGAGCATGCAACGACACTATAAACGACAAGAATTTTGGTTTGTGGCCCAAGGCACCGCCACAGTGTACACACTGGACGAACCCAGCACAGATCAAGATGTCAAGTGTTATCTAGATGTGCATGAACACACTTTTATTGAATGCTGTGAATGGCATCAGTTGTGCAACGAAACTGATCAACCACTAAAGCTGATTGAGATTCAGTACGGCGAAGATTGTGCGGAAGAGGATATTGAACGAAAATGAAAAATATCATACCTGTATTTGTGGGCTACGACCCTAGAGAAGCGGTTGCATATCACACTTGTGTAAACAGTATCATACGCAACAGTTCACAACCTGTGGCCATTGTGCCTGTGGCCTTGAATCTGTTCCGAGACTACGCAGAAACACACACAGACGGATCAAACCATTTTATCTACACACGCTTTCTTGTGCCATATCTGATGGAGTACACTGGGCATGCTATTTTTATTGACGGTGACATGATTGTGCGTGGAGACATTGCAGAACTCTGGAACTTGCGAGATGTGTACAAAGATGTACAAGTGGTCAAACATGACTACAAAACATGTATGCCTGTGAAATACCTAGGAGCAAAAAATGAAGACTATCCTCGAAAAAATTGGAGTAGTGTTATTCTGTGGAATTGTAATAGCTTTCCTAACAGGCGACTTACTCCCGAGTTCGTCCAACGAAGCACCGGTAGTGAGCTCCACCGCTTCTCGTGGATAGAAAATGAACGCATTGGCGAATTACCGCCAGAATGGAACTGGTTACCAGATGAATACGGGCCAAATACCAACGCCAAGTTACTGCATTACACACTTGGTACGCCATGCTTTCAGGAGTTTGCCGACACGCCACAAGGCAACGAGTGGCACCGGGAACGCATACTCACCGAATATTGTCAACAACGTAATATAGAATGACCGAGCATGAATTACCAGACGATGACTGGGTAGACCCGACTCAGTCCCTGCCACTGAGCATATTTGATCAGGCACCACCGGACGTGAAAGCACTGTTTGAAAACATGCTGAAATACCGTGTGGATCCTGCAGGATCAGTGTATGGGATTACCTTGCCGGTTCTGACACAACAGCTGGCTGAATTGCCTGTGAGCAATATAGTAAGTACAGACAGTGAATACAGATACGAAAGAAAGGGTCACATGTACGATCCCATACTACAAAGTTTTGTGCAAGGTGCTGGTGGCCAAATCAGCAATTGGACCAAAGAAGAATTCAACACAACACCGGTTGTGTTACGCGGTATTACCAAACGTAAACAAATGCAGTCCTGCAAAGATGCTGGTAGAGACTTTTATTATATTGACACAGGATATTTTGGCAATGGCAAGAAGAAAACATTTCATCGCATAACCAAAAACGATGTACAATGGTTTGGTGACATTGTGGAAAGACCCGGAGACCGACTGGAAAAAACTGGTGTTAAAATTGCAAAAATGCGAAGAGGAAGAAATATCTTGATTGCTCCTCCCAGTCAAAAGCTATTGAACAATTATGATATTGTTCTTGAAGAGTGGTTGGAAAAAGTACTGGCAGAAATACAGGCGCACACTGACCGACCTGTTGTGATTCGTACCAAACAAAGCCGAAGTACCAGGGTCAATGACGACACCATGGAAATGGCCCTGAGTCAGGATGTGCATTGTTTGGTCACATTCAGCAGTATTGCAGCTGGAGAAGCCCTGCTGCTGGGCAAACCAGCAATTACACTGGGTCCAAATGCTGCTGGTCCGTTATGCAGTCACAGCATTAGTGAAATTGAAAATCCACATATCCCCACTCTAGATGAAGTTGGTGCCTGGGCACGTCATTTGGCCTATTGTCAGTTTACTGAAATAGAAATGCGTGATGGCACAGCATGGCGTATCTTGAACCATGGTTGATGTGGTTGTTTATGCATCCAGTGTGGCCAATGCACACAAACACGAGCGCAAGGTAGCATGTCTTGAAAATTTTGCTCAAGGGGTACAAGCTATTGGGCACAGCGCAATTGTGGATTGGGACTACAAGTATCAGCCCGCAAAGCTGGCAGTGATACTGGGCTGGGCCACAACAAACACAGGTGGTAAAAATATCACGCTAAGAAAACAAGTCATTGCTGAACAACAAAGACGTGGGTTCCGTACCATGTGCATTGATGCCAGTTGCTTCAAGTATCTAGACAATACCGGCACATATCTTCGATACAGCCTGGGAGGTCCGTTTTATGATCGTGCTGAGTATGCAAACCGTAATAGTAATTCCGTCAAGTGGCAAGAGATACAGCAGCAGCTGGGTATCACAATGAAGCCATCTCGAACACATGATGGGCATGTTCTAATAGGCATGCAACGTGACGGCGGATTTAGTATGAAGACCCTGGATCCTGTAACATGGTTGGTCAACAAGATTCATGAACTACGAAAGTACACCACAAGAGAGATTGTGATACGGCCACATCCTGGCAAGTTTGACATGGCAGATTTTGCCAAGTTTCAAAGCAAAGAATACGTTAGACAGCATGTGCGTGTAATAAATCCACTCGAAACAACACTGCTGGAGAATTTGCAATCGGCTCATGCAGCAGTATTTTTCAACAGCAGTGCCAGTGTTGCTGCTGTGCTAGAAGGTGTGCCAGTCTGGGTAGATGATGCCAGTGCAGTTACCCAGACAGTGGCACATCATGATATGAGCACTATTGAATCACCACAACAATTTAGCACAGATCAGTGGATACATGATCTAGCCACAGCACACTGGAGTGACCAGGATGGCAAAACTGGTCTTATCTATCAAAAGTTCTTGCCCTATTTAAATTAAACAAACAAACAACAAAAGCATCCAGGCGAGTCGTATATTGTAGACATATTGAGACGAAAGTGATTGCGATATCCCAGGCGGTTAAATATTTCTATCCAATCTTGATCAGTTTTACAGTTGATATGAGTGGGATCACGTCGTGATATTTCTAGATGAAACTGGTCAGGTTGTTCCTCAACCGCACATGGTATTCTAACCAATATCTTGTCAAGGTTAAGTTGGTCAAACAATTCAATTATTTGTTGATCGGTCATGTGTTCAAGCACGTCTAAGAAAATGCCCAGGTCAAATGTTCCCCGGGCGTGATCTAGTATGTTGCATCCGGCAAGGCGGGCCTGTATCACAGCCCAGTCTGATATGTCATAGCCCGATACATTTTTGAATCCAATTTTTTCAAATCCCTTGATCAAGAATCCCAGGCTGCATCCATAGTCTAAAATTTTTGATTCAGAATCAACCAGACTGAATTTATGAAATACTTGTTGTATTTCTTCAGCAGTTTTTACATATCTTTCACGTTTGGAAAAATAATCCACATAATTGTTGGTCCGATAGTACTGCTCGTCAAACACCTGCGTCATGGAAAATTCCGATCAGGCATTTGTTGTGCAACCGTATGTAAAATTTTATTATTGAATTTGTAGTAGCAGTACTTGCAACTGTTGGTCCAGTTCTGCCCACAATTATTTTTTACCTCGTATGGATAACCTCGAGTGGCGTAGTTTTCACTGAGTTTTTGCCACGTGGGAATAATGTTATCTACATCACACAATGAGTAGTCTAAATCATAATTTTGTTTGTTCAACACATGACTGGTACAGGTGTACACTTGATATTTTCCAGTGCCGTGTGGATCTGGTGCCACGTATGGTCTAATCATGCCCACATAACAACCATCCTCAAACGGTGAATCGTCCTCACCAATGTCCTTGATAAAAATTTTATTTAAAGTATCAATTTCATCAATCACCTGTTTGAATTGAGTTCTAACTTGCGCATTGTTGCCTTTGATCAAACAGTTGCCTGCAATCCTGACAAATTTAAGATCAGGATGTAATTCTAGCACTCGAGCAATGCGTCGGATTGTCTCAACGTCAGTGGGTTTGTAGGGCTTGCCAAGTCTGTTGCCAGTTCCGGTATCGCCTTCGTATATGATGTATGACAGTCCCATTTTCTCAGCAGGAAATCCGCAGAAGTCAAAATCCTCAGGATCGTATCCTTCATCCAGTTTGATCAAACTGACTCGTATCCAGTTGATCTTGTCAAAATTTTCTGGTTTTAGTCTTGACAGTTTTAATGTATTTGTTATGATACCAATGTCGTAGCCCAGTTCATGTGCATACTCAACAATGCTGTTGATATCATCTTTGGTATCCTTGTCACGGTAGATAAGTGGTTCACCACCACCAGTGATTTCCACACTCTTGGCACCTAGAGTTCGAAAATCACGCAATACTTGTTTGATCTTTTCAAATGGCATGTAAGACTTCAGCGGACGTTCTGCCACACTACAAAACGGGCACCCACTGGAACAAACTTCACATGGCGATAGTTGAATTGTGATGGGTTTGAATTTCTTATCGTGTTGAATGCTGTGTAGCACGTCGGTGTGTTGCAACAGTTTGTCGCCCCAGGTGCTAAATTTTTGTGTCAGCACAATGTGTTTATTCTTGTCTTGCATGTTCTATTCCTTTTCCTGTGTGTGGGTTGGGTGACTGTTTTGAAGTTGACATTTCCCCGATAATCTTTCGGCTTTTCATAACAGGATGTAATCTTGCCACAGATGGTATGCATACTTTCACATCCAGTACAATTGTGCCCATTTGATTGTCGGTGGCACGAAATCCGTGTTCGTACACATAATCAATTAGTTTTTTTGCCCCTTGTGGTTTAATGATATAAGCATACACCCCGGTACTGTAAACTCCTGCATGTTTTTTACTCTTTAAGGCGTCACTATATCCAGTTAATTCTGGAATATCAATAATTGAATGAACAGTCACTGGTGCCGTCAATTCTTTTTCTATTACAGCATCATAGCCGCCATTGGTTTTCATATAAGGACTAACACAGTCCAGTTTGCACACGTCATCAAATTGATCAAAAATATTTTCAGGGATTTCTCGCATGAGCCAACCGTCATGTTCCAACACAAGGTATGGTTCGTTATCTTTGACACAGGCCATCCACAAGTAAAAATGGCTTAGAAAGTTGCCATAGTGCCCCAGGGTCATTTTGCTTAGTTTTTGTTTGCCTAGTTTGATTTTGAGTTTTTTTAAATGTTGTTCGTAGTCTCGCCCCCAGATGGCTTCAAATATTTCTACATTGATTCCAACCTTGGCTGCTTGCTCTCTACACTCAGCCGACAACTGTTCGGACATTTCGTGTCCTAACATAGTAATAATAAATGATTTCATCTGTAAATTGCCTCTACGTATTGGTATTTGTCAGTCCAGGAGTTGGGAATGTCGTTCCAGGTAGTATTTAACTGATCGTCTAGCCACCCAGGATAGTGCGAGCGATCTTTCCACCACCAAAACAGATCACTGCCACTCCAGTTCTTGAAATACCTGCGAAAGAACTCACGTGTTCTTGGCTCACGAAAATGTGCAGGATCGTACATGGCTTTTTTGCCCTTGGCAGGACGTTGAAAATTCAAGCCGACAAAACAAAACTTATCAGCATATGATTCCAGTTGTTTTGCAACCCAATTCAGATCATCGTCTGGAATACTGTTTAGAACCTGTGTGCAAATAACACCGTCAAACTTTGTGCCTGCAGGAGGCGGCGTTTCCGATCCTGCCACACAAGGATCATAGCGATACACACTAACACCCAGATAGGCATCAAACGTTTGCCAGTTGTGTTCTCCGGCATAGGGAAGAGGATCAGTGTATTGTTGACCTTTGCCGCAGCCATAATCCAGTATGGTTTGAGCACCATAGTGATCCACTAGATCCTTGATACAATTTTGATATTTGACCACATCATAGCCTGCCCAACTTTTATTGCTCTCCTGGAACTCACGACCTAGACGAACTGATTCTGCATAGTACGCACTTGTCATAGCAACTTTATCTCTACTGTCGCTCTTTTTTTACCACCGGCGTTTGAAACCACATTCACAATCTCAAAACCGTCTACGCCAATGAAATTGGTTGATGTGCCTTTGCATCTGATGTCCAGGATGATTCTGGTATTTTCATGCGAATGCCGTTTCATAAGATCTATGTAGGTTTTTACAGGATAGTGATGTCCGCAACTGAGCCATGATGTGATAACATCAAATTTTACGTCACTGGGTATGTTGATATTGTTGGCATCAACAAGGTGATAATTTGTTGTACCTAGTTCTTGCAGTTTGGCATCCAAGAAATCAAATGTGTGATAAAACTTTAGTTCACCAGGGTCTGTGTTCCAGTTGCCGTAACTGGCAGACTCAGGTTTGCTAGCATTGGTGCTGGCATCGCCGTCCAGCAACCAAAGTTCTGTGCCATACTTTTGACCAAACCATCTTGCATCCCAGGCAAAGCCGCAGCCAATGTCCAACAGTCGCCCTATAGGTTGATTCAAGTAAGCATCCACAGTTTCAAAGTTTACTCTGCGTTTGGCAATGTATTTGTCAGTGGTCCACTTGCGTGACCATTGCGCCGAATCATGCGCTCCTTTGTCTGGATCTTCTATTGCCATCCCATGATCCAATCGTCACGCACTTGATCTAGTTTGACCATGCCCCAGTTTTTCAACAAGTCAACAGCCGCAAACTGGCCGTATTGTTTGCTGTAGGCATCATGTGGTTTTTGTTCTATTACCACAACAGGTCTGCAACGTCGAATGGTTTGTTCTGCACCTTGCAGTATGCGATACTCATAGCCTTCGCAGTCAATTTTGATGTAGTTTATATCATGCAAGTTTAGATTGTCAAGCCGAACCACTTGCACATTGCCTACGCCCATGGTGTTGGGGTCAAGATGACTGTGCCCCGAATTGTCTTCGGTAATGATCATGGTTCCCATTGTGTCCTGATCGCCCAGCGCAATGGGACGAACTTCAAAGTTTGCTCCTGTTACATTGCTTTCCAGACATTCTCTAAACACAGCAACAGGTTCAAAGGCTATCACACGGCCAAAACTTTTCACAAGATCACGACTCCATAAGCCCACATTGGCACCAATGTCCAGGGCCACATCTCGTCGGGTGCATAATTCAATGCTGCGTTGTCGCACAGCAATTTGATATTCAGCTGGTAGACCTTTGTCTACACTTTTCTTCAACATCCGTGGCAGGTGTGTTTCGAAGTCGGGAAATTGCCATCCATAGTGTTCACGCATTTGATAACTCCTTGGTTTGTGTTAGTATTCTAGCGGCTGTGCCATTGGCCAATTCATCAATGTGAAATTGACCATACGCAAGATGACTGGTCCAGGCATATATTTCATCAGTGGTGGGATACCACGGATCTTCAATTTGACTCAGGTCCGTGTTGCTTACAGGTTGGGCAGCATTGCTGGGTGCCAACACAAACGTTGGTACACCAGTCAGTATGCTTTCTGTTGCGGCTACACTGTTGAACACAACCACTGCATGCACATCATCTTGAATGCGTTGTGCAAATGTGTTGTTGGCTCGGAATCTAGGATCAGGATTGCGATCTCTAATGTAAACTGGGCGATCAGTGTATTTTTCTATTTCGGCCTTGGTATTGGCCAACCATTGAGCCAGTTCGATGTTGTAAAACACACATGGTTTAGCGTCAGGTGCAGCAATTATGATGGCCTTGCCGTGACGGCGCCGAGGCATGTCTATGCCAAAACGTTCCCATCTATCTCCGGGCCGCCGGACCACTGCGCCGTGTTGTAGATTGTTGTCCACTATTCTGTGCCAGTGTTTCCATCCACTGGGATTGGCTGCGCTGGGTTTGTTACCAAAGTAACCTGAATCAATGTATCTAAACTGTCGATCATCAGCCCAGCATTGTTTGATCAGTTTGTGTTTCATGATACCCCGTATTACCAAGGGATTGGAATCCTGTGAGTAGTCCCAGGTTTCTAGTACAGTGGGCCGAGCACCTGACCCATGTGCAAACATGTTGACGTATTCGTCTGTTCCGCGTTTACTGAGATAAGTCCAGGTCATTGCCAATAAGTTTCTTTTCGTTGTACCACAAGATCACTTCTTCTACTGCGGCCTTGGTCTTTGCGAGCACCTTTGAGATGATCAATGTAGGTGCCCCATTCGCAATTGATCAGTGGGTGTCCTTCACCAGTGATCAACCCTTGGCTCCAGTTCAATTCATGCATGAGAAACTTTACCCTCACTGCATCAAATACAAAACTGTCGTGCCATTCTTTCAGAGTAAAAATTCCGTTTTCAGCATCATCGTACATGCGTTGAAACTCTGTTAAAAATTCTTGAGCAACAGGAGAAGTCAAATGCATGCCGTACAATCCGCATTCGGTAAATTTGTTGGCCCGCCCAGCATAGCAAAGGTCCGCAGAATCAGGAAAGAACTGTTCAAGTTTTGATGTGTTGATGGTGTTGTGACACACCATGTCTGCATCCATCCAAATTAACCATTCAGTGCCGCAGTTACGAGCAGCATGAAACACAGCATACACCTTGTGCGCAAATCGCACAGCATTCCATTTGAATCCTTTGCCTGCATCTTTGCGTTTGCTGCGTACTGGGTCAGCGCCAACATCGCCATTGGCGCGGGGCACATGACCCCAGACTCTTTTGAATTCAACCAGTTCGGGACTGGCCTGTGCCAAATTGACTATTTTTAAATTTGGAGCCTGCTGCGCAATAGCAACATCTTCGGCATACACCAGCAACTGCACATCCTGAGGCCACGTGGACAAAAATGTATCTATCATGCGACTGCCGTATTGTTTATAACCACTGGCATTAAATGTGGTAACTACAGAGTATTTCATATCAGATACTTATGATCAAAAACATAGCCTATTTCCCTTTTCAGGTGGCACTCAATGGTCCACCTGTGTTAAATGCAGTACTGGATACCTTGCAGTCTGCTGGTATACAAACACAAGAAAATTCCTGGACCTCAGATGCTGCTGTGATTTGGAGTGTGCTGTGGAAAGGTCGCATGCAGGCCAATCAAGCAGTTTATCAGCGCTATCGTGAACAAAACAAACCAGTGATCATTATTGAAACAGGTGCCCTGTATCGTGGCAACACCTGGAAGATCTCAGTAAATCATGTGGATGCCACGGGCTATTATGGACATACTCAGAATCTTGATTTGGACCGTCCCAGGCGCCTGGGTGTAAGCCTGGCAGTAAATCTCAGTTCTAATCCTGTTGTGTTGATCACAGGTCAACACAACCGCAGCCACCAACTGGCCGGTGTGACACAAGAAGTCTGGATGTCTGACGTCATCGACAAGATTAGATCTGTAACTGATCGTCCCATTCATGTGAGACCGCACCCACGTTGTGCACTTGATTGGAGCCAACTGCCCCGGGACATACATCGGGAGCAGCCCAAAAAACTAGCTGGCACCTATGACAGTTTCAACATACGGTTTGATTATCACGCTGTGGTCAATTACAATTCGGGTCCAGGCATACAAGCTGCCATAGCCGGAGTTAGACCAATTGTTCATAAAACCAGTTTGGCACATCCTGTATCAATCGCAATAGACAACATAGATCAACCTTATGATCTTGACCGACACCAGTGGTTGACAGAGATTTGCCACACTGAATACACTCTTGACGAAATAAAACAAGCACTATGGCTAAAAAGAATCTTGCCCGCTTTGACGGCGTAATTGACTGTGCATGCGTGATACACAGTTCAGGCTATGACTGGACCTATGTGGATCGACTGTACAACATGCTGAACCGACACTTGTCCGGCGGCATACGTATGCATGTGTATACTGAAGCCGATAGACCAGTTCCGGACCACATGATCAAACACACACTTACCGATTGGCCAGGCATTGCTGGACCACGACGCAGTTGGTGGTACAAATTACAGCTATTCAATCCTGAACATCATGCTGGTAATTTGTTGTATCTCGATCTTGACATGGTACTGGTTCGCAGTATTGACTGGGTGCGAGATCTTGATCCTGGCCAATTCTGGGCCATACGAGATTTTCATTATCTTCAGCGACCCCATGTGACCAAGATCAACAGCAGCATGATGTGGTTCAACGTGTCCGCCCACAGTCATGTGTGGCAGCAGTTTGCAGCCAGCGATATAGAAAAAACCAGTCGCAGATACCCAGGAGATCAAGATTATCTTGCACAGGTAATTGATCGACATCAGCAAAGATTTTTTGAAGATCGATATTTTCAAAGCTATCGCTGGCAATGCCTGGACGGTGGATTTGACTTCCAAAAACGCCTTTATCATGCCCCGGGCACTGGTGTTGCAGTTGCCGGAGATACTGCGGCCATTGTGTTCCATGGCCGCCCTAACCCACACGAAACACAGGACCCACTGATAGTTGAACATTGGCAGTGATTTACAACATCCAGTGCACACACACCTATAAATACTATTCCAATAACAGTTGACACTAGTGTTACAGACTGTTATAGTAAACTACTTCAAACAAGGAGAAATCAATGAAGAAATATGCTTTAGTAATGGCCCTAGCATTGGCCGCATCCCTGGCGCAAGCCGACGTTGCTGTGTACGGTAAAGTACGCCAGTATTTGAATACCGACGCTGTTGGCACTGCCAGCGGTGTTACTGCGTTGACAAATGATACCAGTCGAATTGGTTTCCGTGCCAGTGAAAAGTTGGCCAATGGTTTCACCGCTGCTGCTGTTGTTGAAACCAGCGTGTTGGCCGATGCTCCGGGTGCTACAAGCCTGGGCGATCGCGAAAGCACAATTGGCTTGTCCAACAAAATGATTGGCGTGCGTATGGGTCGTGCATCACATGCATATGATTCTGTAATTGGTGCATTTAGCCCTGTGAATGATTTTGGTGCCAGCACCGGAACAACTCACACTCAGCCCACAAGCCGCATTCAGAATGCTGTGTTTGGTGCTGTGAACGTGGGACCTGCTGCTGTTCGTTACGATCGTGGATTGTCCGAAGTTGCTGGCACTGATGACGTGCAAGCTACCAGTGTTGCTGCCACTTTTGGACCAGTTGCGGTTGGTGCTGCTCGCCACATCGGTTCTGGTAGTGACTACAACTCTGTTGGTGCTAGCTACAATGCAGGCATTGCCACTGTGTACGGATTGTGGAGCGAGCAAAAAACTGCTGGTGCCACTGTCAACACTGGCAAGAGTGTAGGCGTTGCTGTTCCTGTAGCAGGAACTCCTGTCACAGTAAAAGGTTCGTATGGTCTCAACACCGCTGACACCAAGAGCTACAACGTGCAGACCACTTATGCATTCAGCAAAACAACATCTGCTCATGCTGTGTTCCGCAAGGACAATGCAGTTCTTGCAGCCAACGACCGCCAGCAATTTGGTGTTGGTTTAGAATACAATTTCTAAACCCAAAGTACTACTGTAAAAGTAGTACCTTTTTGTAACAAAACCCTGCCCTGTGCAGGGTTTTCTTTTGGTTGACCATTAATGCCCAATTGGCTATAATACACACATAAACAGCAAAAAGGAGCCAGAATGCAAGCAACAGAATTGGACACAAAAACAGCGCCATTTGCCTGGGTTGCGGCCAGAGATGCGGCCATGAAAAGTTATGTCGCTAGCACTCTTTACACAGAGTCTCAAAAAGTTCGGGCCGAGCGTATGAAGTTGGGCCTTGAATTGGTGTACTCCTTCAAGCAAACCTACATCACTTACCGTAAAAAATTCATCACAATTAAGTTAGAACAAGCCCGTGTCAAAGACCGTAAAACTCTAGCTCTTTTAGAGCAAGATTATACAGTTGAGGGCAGTATTACTAAAGTAGTAACAGATCAGGGTGTGACTTATCGTATTTTACGAGGTTGACTCAAAATGCCCAATTGGCTATAATTAACGCTTAAACAGCAAACAGGAGATTGAAATGGACTACGCTAAACAACTGGAAATTGTCACCAACTGGGGTCGGGGCCACAACATCCAGGGCGGCATGATGAAAACTCTGCAGGCCATGCAGGCATGTGGGTCAGACGAACTGCATCGCGATGAGCGTCAAGCATCGCGGTTGTTGATGGATCACTTTCAACAGTTGTTTGCCCGTGTGCAAAACGGTTGACCATTAATGCCCATTCTGCTATAATTAACACTTAAACAGCAACAAGGAGAGCAGCATGGGCTACAAGGTACTAGCAGACAAGACAGAAATGGACCAGATGCGCACCCGGTACAGTCCACGCAAGGGCTTGGAAGGTCCATTCAACTTCTCAGGCCGAGTGTTGTATTATGACAACAAAGAGGGCGCCTACTACGATCCTACCACAGACTTCTATGTGGAGCAGGCGGAAATGGATCTGATCCATGCACGATTGATGACTGTTTTGAGCAAGGTGTAGTGTTTTTGTGTTGCAAAAAAGCAACACTCAAACGGTTGACCCTTAATCACCAAACTGCTATAATTAACACTTAAACAGCAAACAGGAGCCAGCAAATGATCAAGCAATTTGTCCAAGTTAGTGCCCACAGAGACAGCAACAATTTTGCACATTGCAGTAACCTGAGCCTGATGGCTGATCGCGATATGAGTGCCCTGCAAGCCCATCGCTACCTGCAGGTCATGGCCGATGACTATGCCCAGCGCGGATACACCGTTGAGTGGATTCGTGAGGACTGGGATGCGGCCTACGAAGAAATGTACGGTGACCTGTTTGAGTCCCAGGTCGTGTTTAACTGAAACAGGAGTTGACAAATGTATAACTTAATTCTGGTGCTGGCCACAGGTGTTACCACTGTTGGTAATTACGCAAATCTCAATTCTTGTCAAGCAGAGCTGGC